CAACAACTTCTAGGCTTTACCTCTCCAATGAGCCGCGAACGTCGCGCGGGATTGGCAACGGTTAACCTTTCAACTTATACACCCCAAGCGCCGCTACGCTTCAAAGTGGCCTGCCGTGTAATCATAGAAGGCGCAAAATAATGGACAGTTCAATTGCACACATGATCGGGTATTGCACCACACGCGAACAGCTCGAAGCGTTGTGGGATCACTTTGATTTACAGATTGATTTCAAGGCGGGCATTAACGGCATGAAGCGAACCGGCAAGCGTACCACGGTTTATTTTATTCACGAGTGGGGCCAACCTGAAAGCTTGAGCATTGATAATGAATTGCTGCGCGGTTAGTTACACAAATAAATTACGGGAGCAAAAATAATGACTATTCCAACTTTTAACGCTGCAAACCTTAGAAAACTAACAGACGCCAGCCGCCAGCCCCTAGAAATAGAACACGCCAGGCTCATGTTTAAAGAGCTGCAATGTCGGGCATGGCATAGCGCCTCACAAGGCAAAACGACCGCAGGCCTGAGCCCTAACCAAAGCCGCTCACTAGGCACACACGGCCTCTTGGCCCTGCGTGAAATGGCAGAAGGTGCAGACCTTCAATTTTTTAGCAAAAACGGCGACGCTGTTTGGGTAACATGGTAAGGGGCGCAAAATAATGAAGGTACCACCACCCCCACCAATGCCAGAGGCACCGGGCTACCAACCCCTAAGCCAGATAGAGCAAAGCACGAAGGACTTGTTTAAGAAACAAAAACGCGCCCCGGCTGTTGCCTATCTACTTGATAGCATGATCAAGACAGGCCAAACGCTGGAACTAATACGCCTTATTAACGCCAAGCCACGTTTTAAGGTCCGCACTGTTAACGGCCACGAAATAACAGAAACAATCAACCGCAAAGCTGAGTGGGAGGCGCGCCGCCTTCAACGGTTAGATAACGAACAAGGGGCACAAACCAATGACACCAAAAGCATTTAAACTAATAACCGGGACGCGTTTTCCACGTCTCGATTCTAAGACGGTGCAGGCGTGCGAGTACGTTATCTTGCACGGTTGGACGGCATACGCTGCCGAAAACGCGCAAAACTGTAAGCGCGGCACCGTTAGCCGCTACGTTAACCGAATCCACGCCGAGTACGCCGTCTGCCTTGAAGTCGTCGCGCTGTCTAAACCAGTAGGACCGCCAAACACCAAGCTAGACGGGAGCCCGCTATGTCGAGATTAAAGAAAATAGCCGCGGCGCTGTTCATGCTGGCCTCTTTTTGCTTAGTTGGTCAAATGGATTATGAGGACGAAGTCGCGCGGGAGGCCTATTGCCTGGAAGTAACTCAGAGGGTTTGCCAATGATTAAGCACACTATAATAGCCGGAATGGTGTTTTACCACGGGCCAAACGGCGGGCTGCTGATCGAGTCGCAGGCCGAGTTGGACTTCGTTCAGGACTTTTTGAACAGGGGCGCGTCGGTTACGGAAATAAGCGCAGACGGCGCAGTCTTGCGGCGAGTCCGCGTCAAAGGGCACGCGGGCAAAGAGCTACACTTGGAGGACTGCCAATGAACACCGAACACAAAGCAAGACAGTATAGCGATCAAATGCAATGCCATGTGTGCGGTAAGGCTTGGGACGTAAACGACCCCGACCCGCCGGAGTGCCTAACGAAGCAAGAGAAGGCCCACGCCGAGTGCGAAAAGCTACGGGGGTTGTTAAAATGATTAGGGGCAAAGATATGAGAGACGAATCGAACCCCCAGGAAGAGAACGAAGCCATAAAGGCAAAGGGGGCTAAATATCGGAGGATTAGAAAGAGAATCGAAGAGTTAGAAGACGCCCGCGCTTTAAAACGCGAGCAGAGCGACCGGCTATGATGCCACCGCTAGTTCTATGGCCCTGCGGCGTAATGCCTCCGGGGCCTTTTTTGCGTGCTCGTCCTGAGCCACCAGCCCTTGAGCAATCACCACCAATTCTTCCCGAGCAATAGCCGCCCGCATAATAGCTCTGCGCAATTGCTGCATAGTCCCGAAATGATAAGTTAAAGCCGGAGGCGTCACCCCCAACTCGTCGGCGATCTGTTTGCGCTGCACCTGTGCGTAATGCCCTAAAGCTGCCAGGCTTAAAGCAACAGCGACGATCGCTTCTTTTCGTACTTCTGGTTTTTGTCTTTTATGTTTCATGCTAATTTTCTCCGCGTTAATTGCCGACAGTATCGCGCGCTTGCTTCTCGGCGTCAAGTATTCTCGCCCGTGCAACCTCCGCATAGTCTGGATCGAGCTCAAAACCCATAAACCGGAACCCCTCAAGAACAGCGCCCCGGCCCGTGCTGCCGCTACCTGTGAACGGATCAAGGATAGGGCCGCCGGGCGGCGTAATAAGGCGACACAGCCAGCGCATAACCTCGGTCGGCTTAACAGTTGGGTGTATGTTCTTACCGCCACCTGTGCGACCTGCGCCTGATCGTGGACTGTTTAAGCCGGCGCTGCCCTCTTCACGACCGCCGGTGCACTCGCCAGCGGTTGCCGTGTCGAAGTCCTCGAGGCCTGCTTCTCGGTCCGTCCGGGTCGCTTTGGTGCTGTAGAAATAGCGGTCCATAGGCTCGGGCAAGCAGCCGTCGTGCAAGACGTTACCAGGCCAACGACCGCCCGTTATTCTGCAGCCGTCAATGTTAAGCGCACCCAGCCCGTGCTTCTGTACGTTATGCGCAAAGGTGCCGTCCAAGGGCTTGCGGCATAATACGATCGGCTCATGACAAGGCTTTAAGGCCGTGCCCCACCCTTCCCACTGCTTGGCGGCGTCACTGTGCGCTGTTGTGATTGCCCCAATATCGGTCCCGCCTTGCTCGCGCGTCTCGTCATATTTATTGCGCCAATTGGCCACGCCGCTTGGCTTTTCATGCTGCCCGACGACCTCCCGGTTGTGCCAGTCTGCGCCCGGCTCGCCCTTGTTGCCGTTTAGGACCATAAGCAACTCGCCGATCCGCGGCGGTATTGTCGGCCACTTCAACAGCTCCAACAATTGCGGGACCTGTTCGAGAGTAGGGATCGACGGTTGCGACTTGCTCGAAGTCCAGTGGCCCGCCATACCAGCAAAGCCGAACGCGTCGTCGATTGTCTTATTAGTCACCCCGGCGGCGTTCCGCGCCTCGGCGACCCACCTGGTGACCTCCAATATCTCGGTCCGGTCGTGGCGCTGGCGGTCTATTGCCTTGTCAATTGCCATAGATTTAGGGGAGCCCGAGCCGTAAAGCCAGTGCAGCATGTCCACAACTTCGAAGCCCCCAAGGCGCAAAGACATCGCCATTAAATCGACAGTACGCGAACCGGCGAAGGCGACAAGGTAGCCGCCAGGCTTTAACACGCGGAACGCCTGCTCCCAGACTAACGGCCCCGGCACGAAGCTATCCCACTTTTTACCCATGAAGCCGTTTTGTGCTATAGTGGGATTATCTAACCGATCAAGGAGTTTATTATGTGCGACAAAATCAAAAGAGAATGCCCCGTCTGTGCCGTCAGTTACACCGCTTCCATAGCGCGCCTCAAACACGGAAGGCAAACAACTTGCAGCCGTGCCTGCTCCTACAAGCTCCGAGCGCAAAAACTCGAAAACAACGTCGACCTTGTCTGCGCCTGTTGCGGGGTGGAGTTTAACCGCGCGGTTAGCCACATCAAAGGTAAGTACAAAAGTCAATTTTGCAGCCCCGAGTGCCATTATGCGGGCCGCCGTCTCGGCATTACTAAACGAGTTGTTACTAAACCGTACCAACACAGCCCGGACACCTTGCGAAGACTTAGCGCAGCAGCCGCACACGCCTACGCAAGCGGGGCGACTCTCAAGTTCCCGGAGACTGAAAAAGCCGTCGCGCAGTTCCTCACGGACCGCGGTGTAAAATTCGTCCACCAGCAAGTTTTCTTGCTTCCGACCCGTGCGATCGTCGTCGACTTCTACTTTCCACAATACGCGCTCGCGATCGAACTCGATAGGGTTAACACGCATAACCGATCGCTCAAGAAAGACGCTGAACGGGACGAGTTCTTGAGCTCTATCGGGATTAATGTTATTAGGCTCGAAGACACCGGAGCGGCTAACGATATGTGCCGCGCAGTTGTTCTTGCCCTCGCGGGTAGACCCCGAAAAGTCGTCGCCGTTTAGCCAATGCTTTAACACTTCGCGCATGTCTGGCTGCTTGCTTAGGCCGTAAGGCGGATCGCACACAATGGCGTCCACGCTGTTCTCCGGGAGAGTTGCCATACCGGCGCGGCAGTCCATATTAATAATCATTCTCCCAGCACCTCAAATATGAACCAATCATAGCAATCCGACACATCACCAAAGAGCACGCTAAGGGCCGCTCTTTCCTTGTCGTTCCCTAGCAACATGAAGTCGCCCAGAGCCGTCTCATTTTTTAACTCTTTAGGTATCAATGCGGCTTGAACAGGGGACACGACGAAAAAGGCCGCGCCCTGCTCTTCGCGGGCTACGAACAACCGCAGGTCCGCGTCTCGGCGGGCGTTCCGCAGGTAGGTCCACGGGCCGTTCTTGCTGCCCTCGACGTGGTATAGCGCACCCCAGCTCGTTTGTTTCTTGGCTATTACTACGCCGTTCGGGCGTGTTTCCTTTCCGTTTTTCATGGCTTGATTGACTCCCATAGTTTTAATTTAATATTTTGGATCATTTCGGGCGGTAGCATCGCCTCACCACCAGGGATCACAGTTGAGAATTTACCATTAACAGCCCAAACAGTGACCGCGTATGTGACAGTTGCGCCAGTGCCGCGAGTTACCGCGATTAGTGTGGCCTCGACTTTAAGGCCCGACACCTCGTGCGTAATACTTGCGCCGATTGTCATAGCTGCACGCCCCCTGTGCTGAACATTGAGGCACCGCCCTTGGCTGCGATCAGTTGCAACCATGCCAACTGTGCGATCTCGTGGTCGTTGCCTGCGTACTTCCAGCCCGGGCGCTTAGTTTCTACCGCTATGAACTGGCCGATCGTGGTACCTACCATTCCGGGCGTGATTAATACCGGCATAATGCCGATTAGGTCCGAAGACTTGATCTTGGCGTTTAGCTTTGAGCTGTCATTACACAGGCCCCAACGGATCGGCGCTTGCTCGACCCAAAAGCGAAACGAGCACTTAGGGCAGCAGTGCTGCTCTTTGCTCTTGCTGGCCCCTACATTGTTGCGCCATGCCAGGCCACCAGCTTTAGCAATCGCCAAGCGCGCCTGCTGTTGGGCGTATGCTTCCGACTTGCCCTCGGTCTGCGGGTCGTAATGCGCGTCGGCGTGCAATATCTGTTGCAGTTCTTGCGCGGCTTGTGGGTGCCTCGCGGCCCAATCGCGGTAACTCATACGGCCTCCTTATTGGCTAAATACGCCACGGTTAATGCGTCCCAGACTTCGTACAATAGGGGGGTCGCGCCTTTTATAGCGTGCTTCTCCGCCTCTGACTTTTCCCGCGCTACGCCCTTGCTGTGCTCGCTACCTGGCAAGAAAACGATCCGCTCGCATTGGCGGAGCATAACCAGACCAATTTCTATATAGTGCTGATACTCCGACCAGTCGACGGGGAGGCACGCGGGGTTGCGCACCTCATAGCCTTGCTCTTTGAGCGCCAACTCGGCAAGCGCGAAGCTGTCACGGTTAAAACCTTTAAGGCCTGTCATTGGGCCCGCTATGTAGATAATCATTTCGCCACCTTCTCTAAGTCTTCAAGCGCGGTGATCGCCAGCCCGACTAGTACTATTTTATGCGCCGGGTCTCTCACCGGCACGGGTACGAAGTCGATCCCGGCGTCCTTGAACGCCTCGACCATGAGTAACGCTTTGCGCATTTCTGCGGGGTTACATTTCGCCATTATCTTACCTCTGGTTGTTAACTTTCTTTGATAAAGTTACCGCATACCCGGTGCAGTGTCAAGCATAAACCCGGCGGCTATCTTATCGGCTAGCGTGTCAGAGTCGGCGGCGTTAAGCAGGAAGGCGCTAGCGATATCGATCCCAAAGCGGAAGTAAAACCGCTTGTGGACCTCCCCTAAGTCGCGGCCCTCTTGTGCGCCGACCCACCACTTAACCAAGTTGCGCAATACTTCCCGGCGGTGTCTAGCGGCCTGGTGGCGTTTGAGGTCTTGAGAGCGGGCGAAAGGTGGCAAATTACGGGCAAACTGTCCGCGCTGGTGCTCTTCGTCGCTGCAGTCTGCCTTTTGCATTTTCTTAAATAGTGCGGCCATTGCTTCGACGTCCAGCTCTTTAAGATCGCCGTCGACCTGTTCCGGCAAACTGCGGCCTGCAGGCTCGGGCACTGCGCCACAATACGGGCACGCCTTAAAAAACGCCTCGTAAGGCTGGGTGCAACAATCGCACACACGTTGGGGGATAGTGTCGGTTACGGCCCGGCTGCCCTTCTCCTTGCCCTCCAGCGTCCACTGGCGCGGCCAATCTGGCATACCGTGGCGCTCCCAGTTCCGCACGGGGTCTATGATCACCGCGTATGGCTTCGGACCGGCAGCAATGGCAGCCCGCCGACCTTCGGCGGTCGACAGGTCGTAACCCTCGGCGTATACAACCCGAAGGACACGCCCGCACATTTGCAAAAATTTGTTTAATGACTGCGTAGGGCGCGCAAGGATCGCACATTCTGCGGCGGGCACGTCGTACCCCTCGTCGAACAGGTCCACATTTACCAACACTTTAATCGAGCCGGAGACGAAGTCGTCGTTAGCCCTATCACGTACGCCGTCCTCCGTGTTGCCGTCTAGCGCGATGGCGTGGCCGTCGTTCTCGTTGAAGCGGTCCGCCATTTCGTTAGACGTCGCAACGTCGGTGGCGAATACGATCGCCCGCTTGCCCTTGGCGAATTGCATGTACTGCTTCACGACGTCACCGACTAAGTGCGACTCGACAACCCGAGCGCGGAAAGCCTTCGCGTTGAAGTCACCCGAGGCCGTAACCGCCACCCCCTCTAAATCTAAATCAGTAGTCGGCGCGTAGTATTTAAACGGCGACAAGTAGCCCTGATCCACCAGCCACTTAACTTGTGGCCCTTCGACCAGCTCTTGGGCGAAGCCGTCGGCGTCAACCCCTAAGCCTTTGCCGTCTGCCCTCTCTGAGCAGGCGGTCACGCTCAAGAGCTTAGCGTTAACCATACAGTCGACAGCGCGAGCCCATAGACCGCTCGAGACGTAGTGGTGCCCTTCGTCGAACACACAGAGCGTCACTTGTTTGATCCAACTTTGTAGCGCGACATTCTTCCCGGCGCTCTTACTAGTCAGCGTTTGAACGGAGGCAACGCCGCACAGTGCGTTCGGATCTACGAATGACTTCCCGAACTTCTTTAAGTGCTTGCGGCGGGCGAGGCGTACTGTTGCGGGCGGTGCTACTATCCTGTGGCGGACCCCAAGTATTGCCAGACTCATAGAGATTTGGACCACTATCTCTTTACGGTGCACCACGGCAGCCGACGCGCCCTTATGGTCGTGGATGATGCTAGCAAAGACGACCGTCTTCCCGGCACCGGTTGCCATTACCGCCAGCACAGACCGAACACGATCCCACGCTTCGGCGATCGCGTGTTTAACCGGCAGCTGGTAGTCCTTCCGTAATTTAATCATAGTTTGCGGCCCACTCCAGGAAGTCAGCGGTCGGGACCGTTTCGTAAAGCTCCTCTACTTCGTTAATATATTCCACGAAGCAACACCCAGGCGATATATAGAAATTCTCCACCCCTATTGCACCCACCGGCAGAAACCGCGCCAAGAAGGCGGCCTCGTTCTCGGACACTTTGCGCGTTAAGTCGCTAAGGTCTGCCACTATGCCCGACGGCGGTTGGACGGACTTCCAGTACGCGTCGAACATTTTGTCCCACTGTTGCGCGAATTGGGAGCTGTCGCCGTTACAGTAAAAGTTAAGGAAGGCGATCGCGTGTTCTTTTATGTCGTTGCGCTCTGTCATGTTTAATTTTCCCCGTGAAAGTAGTTGACTGTGGTTATCATACCTGCTAATTTTATCAGCGTCAATTAGCAAAAACCAACGGAGACAAACGCAAATGACTATTAAAATTGAATTCCCAGCAGATCGCACAGACATAGCGCTAGCAATCGGCCAAGCACTGATCACAATCGGCGGGGGTGTCGCTTTATCGGGGGGCCCCGTTTTGAAGGCAACAGTTGAACTCGACACTAGCAAAGCGATAGAACAGATCGCCGAGGCCACGCAGGGCGCTAGTTCCACCGCTTGCGACGACTGGTTCAAAACAGCCGAGCAGCATGTAGCAGACCCCACGCCGGAAGACAAGGTGCGCGAAGAGAGCACCGAAGTAGATCCGAAGGGCGTAACGTTTAACGCGGAATTTTGCGCCAAGGCACAGGACCCGTACTACGCAAGCGGCAAGCGTAAGAACCAGTGGAAGAAGCGCAAAGGCGTAAGCGAGGACGACTACGACGACTGGTACGCCGACGAGCTGTTCGCTAGTAAGGTCGAGGATGTAATCCCAGAGGACAGCGATATAGTGACTAACACCTTCGGCAATCCTAACCAACAGGCAGCGAAGGACGAAAGCGCACCGCAGGACGCCGGGCAGTTAATGAAGTGGGTTAGTGAGCAACAAGCCGCGGGCAACATTTCACAGCAACAGGTGACCGACGCTTACGCCATTTTAAAGCTGCCATTTGACGCCGTTATGAACCCCGCTTATCCGATTGCGGAAAACTGCGCCGCTATCTATAACCACTTAAAAGGGCTGATCTAATATGTCACACGCCATCCTTGCGCCCAGCAGTGCCCCGGTTTGGGGGTTCTGTTCGGGCTCTATTATCGCAGCGCAAGCCGCGCCAAGTCCCGAGACTGAACAGACCCGCAACGGCACCGCCGCGCATTGGGTGGCGTCTGAATGCCTCGACGCTTGGCGGCGAATAGCACCGGGGGTCACCTTTACGCCTTCCGATTATATCGGCAAGACCGCGCCTAACGGGGTTGTAATCGACCCCACCATGGCAGAGGGTGCCGACGTATATGTTACCGACGTGATCGGCACATTGACGGACCACCCGCAAGGCCGAGGCACGCTACTTGTTGAAAAGCGGGTCGAAATGCCAGCCGTGCACCCGAATAACTGGGGAACGCTTGACGCGGCGTCCCGCTTAAACCACCGGATCTATATCTGGGATTATAAGAACGGCCACGGCAAGGTTGGCGCCTTCGAAAATTTGCAGATGATCGACTACCTGGAGGGGTTGCGGAATTTCTACCAGATCAAAGGGCACGACGACCAAAACATCGAAGTTATAGCCCGAGTTGTCCAGCCGTTCGCGTATGACCCAAAAGGCCCGATCAGCGAGTGGCGCTTTAAGCTGTGCGATATTCGCGGGTATATCAAACAGCTGCACATGAAAGCGCACGAGGCTATGACGGCCCCAACGCTAACAAGTGGCAAGCACTGCCGATATTGCCCCGCCCGTGGTCGCTGTCCGGCGCTGAGGGAAGCGGCGTATAACCTAATCGACGTATTCGACGCCCCCTTGGCGTTCGACACTATGGCGGGCGGCGACCTGGCGACAGAGCGCGCGATCCTACTCCGAGGGCAGTCCATGATTAAGGGGCGACTCGAAGCAATCGAGGACGATCTCAAGCACCGGGTTAAGAACGGCGATTCGTCGACCGGTCTTGCGCTGGAAAGCGTGCAGGGTAGTGTTAAGTGGGCGGTAGGGCCGGAACAGGCGATCGCGTCTGTTGGGCTGCTAGGCGTCGATATTCGCAGGCCACATTGCGACACGCCGACACAGGCACGCGCCAAGGTCCCGGCAGCAATGCGCGGGCACTTCGACACGGCCATTAAGGCAGTAAGTAAACGTAAATCAACCCTTAAACTAATCAACGCAGGCGACACAATGGCCGCTCGCGTATTCGGGAGGTAAGAATGAGCGACGCAGAGGAGTATGAGAAGTTCACGGAGTGGTTCGAAGGCGAGGACTTTTGCAACGACTACGTCCTCGGGGCCCACGCGAAAGAATGCGTATACAGGGCGTGGCTAGAACGCGCCCGCCTAGAAAACGAGAAATAAATAGTTGACACGCGGAGCAATCCGCGTTAACTTTATCAGCGAAAGTTAAACAAATTAACCAGCGGAGTAAACAAAATGCAAGTAAGCAAACATTTAGAACTACTAGGCAAAAAAGTAGAAGACGCGGTAACAGGCTACAAAGGCGTCGTAATCTCTATTAGCTTTGACCTGTACGGGTGCGTTCAGGCCGTCGTCCAGCCAGCTATGGACGACAAGGGCGAGATGTCAAGCGGTAATTGGTTCGATGTGACACGGCTCACCGTCACCGACGAGACGCCAGTTATGGCGCTGCCGGACTTCGTGGCGGGCTACGTGGCGGAAGGCAAAAAGGGCTGCGACAGAAACAAGCCTTTACCGTAAGTCAAGTATTAAACTACGCGCCGCAAGTGCGGCCAATAAGTAAATGGAGCAAACGAAATGCCACAATTAGACCAAACCCACATATTAGTAGAAAATTGCGTAGTAGTATGGGACGCAATCACCCGCCCGGACGTACGCGACGACGGCTCGAAAAGTCACAAGTTAAAAGTTATTATCCCGGCCAACAGCCAGGACGCCCAACTCGTCGAAGCCATGGCCGCGCAATGCTTGCAAGAGTCAAAGTGGAAAGGCATCATGCCTAACGGCGGAAACTTTGCGATCAGTCAAGTGCAGCCCGGCGAGTTCAATAACATGTTCCCCGGTGCGTACGTAATCAACCCGAGCACTAACCGCTTGCCTGAGGTTTTCGACGAAAACAGCAACCGGCTAGACCCTATGCAGTACGGCGGTTTGTTATATGGCGGCCAAGTTGTCAGCGTGATCGTCCATTGCTGGGACTACGACAACAAGTCGAAAGGCATAGCGACCGGCCTTGACGGCATCCGGATCCACACCAGTTTGAACGCCCCGCAGCAACAATTCGGCGGCGGCGGTTATGATGCGGGATCAGTCTTCGGCGGTCAGCAACAGAACAACGGCGGTCAGCAACAGAACAACGGCGGTCAGCAACAGCACAACGGCGGTCAGCAACAGCAACAGAACTTCCAACAGAACAACCAACAGAATAACCAGCAGAACAACCAGCAGAACAACCAGCAGAACAACCAGCAGAACTTCCAACAGAACAACCAGCAGAACAACCAGCAGAACAACGGCGGTCAGCAACAGAACAACGGCGGTCAGCAACAGAACAACCAACAGAATAACCAACAGAACAACGGCGGTCAGCAACAGAACAACCAACAGAATAACCAACAGAACAACGGCGGTCAGCAACAGAACAACCAACAGAACAACCAACAGAATAACCAGCAGAACAACCAGCAGAACAACCAGCAGAACTTCCAACAGAACAACCAGCAGAACAACCAGCAGAACAACCAGCAGAACTTCCAACAGAACAACCAGCAGAACAACCAGCAGAACAACGGCGGCGGCTATAACACTGGCGAACAACAGCCGATGCAACAGGCGCAAAACTTCTTACCCCAACAATAACAACGTTGGTCTCAAGCGGGCGCGGGGTTGGCAGTCCCTCGCGTTTTACCCTCCCGCCGTAAAAGCCGGAAGGTCTGCCCAACTTTCTAGGAGTCGAAACGATGGAAATTTTATACACAATATCAGGCCTTTTAACCCTCCTTGTCCTCGGGACTCTATACGCCGTATTTCGGCCGAAGGGCGGAACACACCCCGCAGAAAAGCCGATCACTCACGTATTTTTAGATCTTGAAACCCTCGGCCTTTTGCACAATGCGCCGGTGCTCGTAATCGCGGCCTATGCGGTCGACGCACGCGGCAACCTGATCAGAAGCAGACAATGGCGGGTCAGCGTCGAGGATGCCCAACGCCACGGCACGTCAGACCCCGCGACCGTCCAATGGTGGTCGGAACAATCAGAAGCCGCCAAGAACGCGGCCTTCGGCGCGGGCCCCCGCCTCTCCCTGTTTGATTCCCTTAAAGGCCTCTCGGAATTCATAAACGTGCTGGGCCTCGACCTAATCACCGGCCAACGCACCGGCCACGACCTTTATGTCTGGGGGAATGCGCCGACTTTCGATTGTGCAATCCTGCGCCATGCTTTCGGGCAAACCGGCCAAGAAGTACCGTGGGAGTTTTGGCAAGAACGAGACTGCCGCACAGTGGCGTGGGTAGGAAAGTGGATGGGCTACGATGCTAAGAAAGCCCTAGCGTTTGAAGGCGAACCGCACGACGCGCTGGACGACGCACGCCACCAAGCCCGGTACACTATCGACATTCTTAACGAGATTGGAGATCGCAGCTTATGAAAAACGACCTTATCTTAGGGGCGGTTTGTATCGCTTCGACGCTGGCGGCGGTCCTTGTCGGTTTTTTGATCGGCCTGGATACGTGCGGGACCTTCTCATGAAAGCCGCAACGCTACCCACGATCGACTTCGAGACGTACAGCGAGGCAGGCTACAGGCTGGACCCGTTCACGCTCAAGATCAAGGGCGTAGGGTCGCAGGGTAAAGGAGGGCTGCCAGAAACAGGCACGCCCGCCTATGCAGAGCACCATAGCTGCGAAGTGCTGACCATGTCTTACGACCTATTAGACGGCCGCGGCGTCCGACGTTGGAAGCCAGGCGAGCCTAACCCGTCGGATTTACTCGAACACGTCGCAGCCGGTAAACCGATCGCCGCCTGGAACGTGACCTTTGAGTGGTACGTCTGGAACATGGTATGCGTTAAGCGGTTCGGCTGGCCTTTCTTACAACTCGAACAATGCCACTGTGATATGGCAAAAAGCCGCCGGTATTCAACCCCGGGGTCGCTCGACTTGGCCGCCAAGGTATTAGGCGGATCACCGAAAGATAAAACGGGCAAAGACTTGATCCGCAAGTTGACCCGGCCGCACACGCCGACCAAGAAGCGCCAGGCCGTCCGCTGGACCCGTGAGACAGCGCCGCAGGACTTCGCAGCCTTTGACGCATATTGTGATCAGGACGTTGTGGCCGAAATTACCACCTCCGCCAAAATTCCAGACCTTACACCATACGAGCGATCAACGTGGCTAGTCGATCAGCACGTCAACGCCAGGGGCGTTCAGGTCGACGTCGCCTCTCTTGATGCCTGCCTCGATATCATGGAGCAAACCGAGCGCCGCTTTACCGGTGAACTACGCCAGATAACGGGTGGGGCCGTCAACACCGTAAACTCGGGCGCGCAGTTCATCCAGTGGATGGCAGGTTTAGGCGTGCACACCCCCAGCATTGACAAAGACCACGTCGCCGACCTTATGGCGCTAGACCTTCCGCCGGTAGTTCGTCGCGCCTTGGAGATCCGCCAGAGTTTAGGCGGTGCCAATATCAAGAAGCTGCCAAAGCTTAAGCTGCAGATTAATAGCGACGGCCGCTTGCGCAACCAATACACTTTTTGCGGCGCCGACCGTACGGGCCGTTGGTCCGCTGGTGGCGTCCAATTACAAAACATAACGGCCAAAGGCCCCAAGTCTCAAGAGTGCTCAGACTGCGGGCACATAACAGGGTTAGGCTGCAATGTGCAAGTACTAGGCGGTAGGGGGGATTGTCCGGCCTGTGGCTCGAATAATTGGAAGCTGTTTAAAGTACAAGGCACCGATGAAATGACAGTCGAGAGGCCAGAATGGACAGTCGAGGCCGTGGAATACGCGCTGGCGGCGATCCACACTCGCGACCTTAACTATATACTTGAAGCCTGGGGCGACCCGTGCGCATTGCTAGCGGGCTGCCTGCGGGGGCTGTTCACCGCCCCCGACGACCACGAGCTGATCTGTTGTGACTTCTCGGCAATCGAGGCTGTTGTTCTGGCGTGCCTGTCCCGCTGCCAATGGCGGATCGACGTGTTTAACTCACACGCCAAGATATACGAGCAAAGCGCGGCCAATGCTACCGGGATCC